TGGCTACTGGGAAAGACTTACCGGAGCTGGTAATAGTCTGTGTATTTCGACCGGAAAAAGTTTGTGTCGCAGCGCCGCCAAACGCGGTTCCTGACCCATTCGTCCAGTTACCGTAGATCGCGTATCCAGAAGTTAGACTCAACGTCATCGCGTTTGTGCGCGTAGACATCGTAACTGTGCCTGTGTACTGGACTGCGGAGTCCATCGTCACCGTAGCCGACGTATTCAACCCCGTGTTCTCAATGACAGCGGTATCCTGTGCCAATGGGAAGTTGTCTGTGCTGACACCAGCACCAGAGCTTGCAGCCCAAGCGTTGGCAGACCAGTTGCCGCCAGCAGCCAAGTTCCAATACACCGTCTTTGGCGTGCTGAAGGTGATGCCTCTGCACCCACGCAGGTCGCCAACACGCGTGCCGCTGATGGGCGCGGCTGTGCCGATGACGTAGAGGTCTCGGAAGTCTGCGTCGGTCAGGCTTGGTGTGGCGTTGATGGTGAGGGTTTGGGCGATGCCGTAGGTGACGCCTCTGAACCAGACTCTGCGGTTGCCTGCTGTGCCTGTGGTGGAGAGGGTGCCGTTGATGGTGCAAGCATTAGAAAAAGAGACTTGACAAATTCCGGCACTAACAGGAGCCGTAATTTCTAGATTATTAAAAGTAAGATTCCCAATTATAGTACGTGTTAAGCCGGTAGTATTCCCTGTAAATTGAACATTATAAAACGTCAACGCGCCGGGAGCCACCGCACTACCAACTACCAACTGACCGCCGCCTGTAGTGGTGGAAAAAATTACTGTTGAGGTACCTGCGTTGAATGTTAGATTTGTAAAATTACTAGCATTAAAGGCGGCATTAGCTGTTAATGTAACGACGCTACTGCCCAAGTTAATGGTGCGCAAAGTGGCGGTGCTTGCAACCAGAGAAGTTGCCGTGACGTTATAGTTATTAGTTGTAAAAGTCCCGGCATTTACATTCAAATCACTAGAAGACGTCAGCGCATCACCAAGCGTCACAGTGATGCCTGACCCGTTGATCGTCACCGGACCGAGCGTCTTGCCTGCGCTGGTCAGCGTGCCTGTAGCGTTGAACGTGGTAGTACCGGCATAGGTCAGCGTCATGCCAGCGACAAGCGTCAGAGAGCCTGAGATCGTCAGCGCAGGCGTGGCCGTCCCAGCCAGCGTGGCGGTATAGCCGGTACAGTTGATGGACTTGGCAACGCGGGAACCGGAGATGGTGCAGGTCAACGATGTGCCGTCAAAGAACACATCGTCTGCCGCCGTAGGCACAGCAGCACCACCGGCCCCACCTACCGTAGCCGCCCACTTGGTGCCTGCTGTACCGTCCCAAACGTCGGTTGCAAGGCCGCGCCAGAAGCGATCTGCCACCGTTTACACCTTGTAATACCAGACGCCCTCAACCTCAACGAGCTTGGCGTTGCTCGGAGGAACACCTTCCAGCTTCTGGTAGGTTTCGCCAGCAATGTCCAGCGTGGGCGTCTCAGGCTCTACAGGCGGGGCCGTAACGACAGCAATCCAGTTGTCCCGCCGCTGCTCCTTCAGGGCTTGGATCTCATCCTCCGTGAAGGCGTGATCATCAGGAAGGTGCAGAGCATCTCGGAACACCCCGTGAGGGGTGTCGAACTCGAAGTCGATCTTGATCATGCCGCATCAAGGCTGAAGGTGTAGGTGACGTTCAGCGTGTCGCCGCTAGCCACAGAACGGTCCCCAGGCGCCGCAAAGTCCGCAGCGGAGAACAGCGTTCCCGTCGTGCCGCCCTTGGTGTTGTTGGAGGTCAGGAATGCACCCCCAATCACTGCGGTGGCGTTGATGTTGAACGACGCAGGAGAGGCCGTGTTGCTGATCACAGAAGGATCTGCGGTGGTGGAGGTGCCGAAGGTACAGGTAGGCCGATTGGCGTTGCTGTAGCCCGTTTCTTCCGTCCAGCCGCCGTGCAGCGCCATGGTGTCGCCAGCAGCGGGGTTGTTGCTGGACGCGGCGCCGTACAGGCCGATGTACCACGTAGTGATCTGAGCAACGCCGCCCAGAGCCGATTCGTTCATGTACTTCAAGCCGACGTTCACCACGAGGTTGTGGGACTCTGCTTCCCACTTCAGCTTACCGTCCGGGCCGATACACTGGATGTGGAACACGCCACCAGCACGAACCCTGTCGGTGGGAGCGGTATTGCGCTCTACGGTGGCGGCAACAGCATCGCTCGCCTTGGACTTGTTGATCATCTTGTACTCCTATGCAAAGCGCAGCAGCGCAGTTGTGGCAGTTGCTGCCGGAAGTTGAACGGTGAATGTGCCAGAGGCGGTTTTGTCTGCGCCGAAGTCAATGACCGCGATTGCTCGGTTGGCCTTGGATGAGTTGTAGATCAACCCGCCACGGCACGTAAACGATGCGCCGGTCCAGACCGGATTGTCGAAGGTGACGTAGGCAGTGGTCCCGGACAGGAGGACTTGCACGTTGACCAGGGTCACCCCGCCGGTCGTATATCCAGATCCGTTGGGAACCTGCCCTGCCGTTGAAACGCTGTATGCGGTCGTGGCTTGACTCAGGTCGGCGCTTGCCGTGTAAAGGGCAAACTTCAAGACATCGGTGTCCAAGTCATGGATACCGAGCCAAGACTCCTGTTTGAACGATGAGCAAAGACCTTGCAGGATAGCCATTTACTTCACCGGATACCTTACCTGACCGTCCCGATACGAATCCATCCGGTTCTTTGCGTCACCAAGCTGCTTCAGCAGCAAGATGGACTCACCAAACTGGTTCGTGTACAGCGCCACAATGTCCTGCTCGGCCTTCATAAACCGAGCCGCTTCTACCAAGACCGCGTTGAGCAAAGCACTGTCAAAGTTGTCACCAAGCCAAGATGTCCCAGCAGTGACGATGCTCTCGGGGTAGTAGAAGTAATGCAGTTCTGCCGTGTAGCCTGCCGTCGGGGTTGGGCCCAGGATGAATGTCAGCTCTGTCGGCAGGTTATATACCGGGCCAAACAAAGCGTAGTACTTCGGCACTCCCTGCGTCAAAGAGTTTGGATAACTCTCTCGGATGAAGTTCACATCCTTGTTGAGCAGGTACGTGTAATCCCCGCCGCCCGTTGGAAATACTGCCAAACTGAAGACCGACAGGAAGTCATTAGGCGTTGCCAAGTACTGATTGCCTTGGCTCAAAACACCCGTGACGTTCTTTCGCAGCGAAGGAAGCTGCACCGTGTTGTAGATCTTCTGCTCTGCCTGCTTCGTCATCGTGGCAAAGTCAGCCGCCGAGAACGTGTTCTCGGTGTAATCCTCCACAGCAGTCTTCAGTTCGGTGTAGTTCACGCCATCGGCCCCCGGGCCATGAAGCCCTTGGTCTGCGCCTTGCCGCCGCGCACCTTGATGCCGGTTGTCTTCGGGCCAGGGGCCGGGGAAGTGGAGATGCTGCCCACCACCATGCGCGGCATGGGCGCGGGAGCGTTGATCACCGGGGTGGACACGGGCTTGGCCTTCATGTCACTTCCCCTTGCGCCCAACGGCGCCTTGGTTGCCGACGCGGGCCATGTTGCGGCCCGACTGCATCAGCATCTCGTTGGTGACCCCGCCCTTGGCGAGCTTGGTCTTGGGCTTGCCCGGGTGCATCGCGGCCTCGTGCTTGTGGACCGCTTGCTTGGGTGTCATCTTCATGGGTTTCTCCTTTTCATGCGACCGTTACTGTACCAACTTCCCCTCGCCCCACCAAGGTGTTCGGCGTGAGGACTGCGTCGAAATCTCTTGCGCCACCAATCGGGTTCCACCCCCACTGGATGACCAGCATACCCTCGCCAGGGAAACCATCTTGGTTCGGTCCAGTGCCGCTGGTGTTGTCAAGCTGCAGCCCGTTGGTTCCCGACTGATACCACGTATTGGTGTCTGGGCGGGGGTCACGGATGGCCTGGGGGTCTGCGATGGGATACATCCCCAACTGCAACTGCGGGTGATCCTCACTCCAACACTGCGGGCATGACTTAATTGCGGTTAGTTTGGTTTTAATAACTTCGTTTTTAAGCTTCTTTAATGGAAACCTAAAACCACAACGATCACAAAATCCGAAGCTTTTGGCTCCGTTTGCAAACCGGTTAGCCATGCGTCACCTCAAATTTATTTTTCTTTGAGATGTTTTCTACGCCACGCATGACACGTAAATTGGACGGCACATGCAAGCCAGATACCGCTTTTCCTTGAAGCGGGATAACGTGGTCCACATGCCAAGGCTCGCCGTTGTGGCGCGTAAGCATGGCGGCGATGGCATACGTACACTTCATCCTAAGCTTATCATGCTTGGTTAGCCATTTTGGTGTACGCAACCGTACCGACTCTTTCCTGCAAGCATTTAGGTAAGCAATATTACCAGCCGCTTTTTTACGGTATTCCTTCTTTTGTGCTAAACGAGCTTCTTTGTTTGCTTCGTAATCAGCTTTTTTAGTCTCAGCAATTCGTGCTTTGTTAACTTCACGATACGCTTTCTTCCGTTCCGCTATACGTTCTTTGTTCGTTTCGTAATAGCTTTTTTGGTATTCGCTGCTGTTAAGTCTTTGCGAAACGTTGTACTCTTTATAGTACGCTTTTAGTTTTTCAGCGTTAGCTTTTGCATACTCTTTTTGCTTTTCTAAGGCATACGCTCTATTTTCTTCCGCCCATTTTTTACGAGCGGCCTTACGCTTTTCACGATTTTCCTCGTTGTACTTTTTGTAGTAAGCTAGGGCTTGTTCGCGTGTTTTGTATGCCATTTAGCCCCCGATAAACATCTGCCTCGGGACGAATCTTACGGCGGCTTTCTCACGGTCTTCGCTCGATGCACGATCCCAGTCTTCGTCGTACTGCGCCTTCAGGATCTGGAGACGCTCCATGCCGCCCGGGAGCTTCATGGCGAGATAGTACGCCAGCCCGGAGACCAAGCAAGGGATGAAGCGGAAAGGGATGTCCTGAGTAGCTTCTCCACCAGACCCGGCATCCTGAATACGCCGCAAGTACCAGTACACAAACTGATACACGCCCGTCTGATCCGGCGTGGGCCACACAGTGATGCTTGGCAGGGCTGTGGCGCTGGGGGAATAACTGCTCCCCACAGGATAGGTCGCTCCGGAGTTCCGGTTCACCAGCACCTGGATAGGCCTCGCCTGCTGGAGCTTGTTCGGGATGGAGGAGTAAGTGCTGATGCTGATCCGCGTGATCGTCAGATCAACCTGCGTTGAAACGTTCCCTGCCCCCGTGCGGATGACATGCTCCAGAAGATCCACGGTGTC